CCGTATCTGGTGTTGCTAATACGGTAAGTGTATCTGCTAATAATCCACTTCCAATAAAACTAGCAAATAACTTCAATTTAGATTTATTTGGTAGATTAAAAATATCACAACCATATACAATTTTTGATAATGTAAATCGTTATGACCTTGATGGTCAATTTAGTGATGTAATTGTTGGTGCGGGTTCTACTGTTGGTATTATAACCGCACAAAGCACTACATCACTTGCAATAGGAACAACCGCAGGATGTTCTATAATTCGTGAAACCAAAAAAGTATTTCCATATCTACCAGGAAAATCACTTCAAGTTCTTCAAACATTTGTATTCAATCCTGCAAAAGAAAATCTAGTTCAAAGAGCAGGATACGCATCATCTGAAAATGGTGTGATGTTGGAACTGAATGGTTCTCAAATCAATATCATTAAACGCACAGGAATTTCTGGTGTTGGAACAACGATTTCTGTTCCTCAATCAGAATGGAATAGAGACAAGATGGATGGAACTGGTCCAAGTGGTGTGGTTTTAGATTTAACAAAGGTTCAAATATTCTTTACAGAATATGAGTGGTTAGGTGCAGGCGCAATTAGAGTTGGTTTTATTAATGCTGATGGAAACGCATATATTGCACACATCTTCAATCATGCAAATGTGCTTGATAGTGTTTATCTCACTACTGCGACACTTCCTTGTCGTTATGAGATATTCAATACTGGTATTACAACATCATCATCTATGATGAAACAGATTTGCATATCAGTTCAATCTAATGGTGGTTATGAAAAGAAAGTTTCAGAAAGAATTGTAAGAAGAACATCTGATACAACAGTCGGAACATCATTTGAACCACTCGCAAGTATTCGTCTTGCACCTGGAAGAGAAGATGCAGTTGTTATTCTGAAACAATTTGCAGTTCTTCCCACATCAACCGATGGGGATTCATTCGAGATTGTAGTTATTAAAAATGCAACTCTCACTAATGCATCTTGGTCATCAACTGACTCACCTAATGTTCAGGGAGATACAAGTGCAACTGCATTAACTGGTGGAACAATTGTTCATCAAAGTTATGTTGTAGGTGCAGATGCAGGAGTTTTTGGTGGTTCTCCAGCACTACCAATTTCAACAGATATTGATTATAACTGGGATTTGCAACTTGGTAGAACTCAAGCAAAAGTAAGTGATACTTATACTCTTGCAGCAAGAGTATTGACTGGGACTGGGGATATTATTGGTTCTTTGAGTTTCTTTGACCTAACTTGATAAATTAATAAATAACTAATAAAGTCTTTATTATAATAATGCAAAGAACAAAAGTAATTGAATCTGAAGTTTCAACTGGTGCAAGTGCCGGTGCTGCTACAAGCATTGGTAGTGCAAGTTGCGTAAGGATTCATAACAATACATCTGGTATTGTTACTGTTGGTGTTTCGACTCAAGTTGGTGCAGCAACAACCGTGTTTTTCAGTATGCCAGGAAATTCTGTAGAGTTTTTAGAAAAACTTCCTTCAGATGTTATTTGGACTTCATCAGAAATTAAAGCATCAAAAGTAGGATTTACTAACTAAAAGAAATGAAACTTATCACAGAAGAAATAGAATCAGTACAAGTTCTTACCGAAACTGTAAATGGCAAAAAAACTCTTTATATTCAAGGAGTTTTTCTTCAAAGTGAATGTGTAAATCGTAATGGAAGACTCTATCCATTTTCAATTATGGAAAGAGAAGTGAATCGTTATAATGAGAATTATGTAAAAAAAGGAAGAGCTCTTGGAGAACTTGGGCACCCAGATGGTCCAACAGTAAATTTAGATAGAGTTTCTCATAAGATAACTTCTTTAACTTGCGAAGGTAAAAACTTCATAGGTAAGGCACAAATTCTTTCTACTCCTATGGGAAAGATTGCAGAATCTCTTTTAAATTCTGGAGTTTGTTTGGGGGTTTCTTCTCGTGGTATTGGTTCTCTAAGAGAAAATAATAATGGATATAAAGAAGTTGGTGAAGATTTTATGTTAGCAACTGCTGCTGATATTGTTGCCGACCCTTCTGCTCCCGATGCATTTGTTCAAGGAATTATGGAAGGTGTTGAATGGATTTATGATGCATCAAGAAATGACTGGTTGATTGAAAATACACAAAGAAAGATTAATAACTTGGTGGATAAAAAATTACTAGAAGATTATAAGTTATCTCTGTTCAATGAGTTTCTAAGCTCACTGTAATTTATTAAAGTATAAATAAATATAGTTTATAACTAAAGGTTAAACGGAGAGTTCAAATGTCTCGTGGAGATTTACAAGAAATGGAAGTAGGCACTAAGCAATCCAAAACCGCTGTTAATGCAAATGCTAAAGCAGCGGATGCTATGCCACATTTATCAGGTTCTACCCCAGGACAAACTGGTGGATGGGAAGATCTTGGGGGACCTACTCCCGAGAATTATAAGTGTGATGACGATTCTGCAAAATTAAAAACTCCTGGTGCAACCCTTAAGCAAGTTAAGGATGTTGTAAATAAGGGTGCCAAATCTGCTGAAGCAATGAAAGCAGTTAAAGAAGAAGAAGATTTAGATGATGAAGATCTAATTGATGAAGATGAAATTTTAGAAGATGAAGAAGTAGTTGAAGAGTCTGCAGAAAAAGAAGAAGAGACTCCTAATAAAAAAGCAAAGAAAGAAGAAGACGAAGAAGACGAAGAAGACGAAGAAGACGAAGACGAAGAAGAAGAAATGAAAGAAGAATTTGATATCGAAGAAGATGTCAATGCTCTTCTAGAAGGTGAAGAACTTTCCGAGGAATTCCAAGAGAAAGCACGTACTATCTTTGAAGCTGCTCTTCGTTCTAAGGTATATGATATTAAAGAATCTCTTGAAGAGCAATATTCTATTGCTCTTGCAGAAGAAGTAGAAGAAATTAAATCTATTCTCTCTGAACGTGTAGATGCATACCTTGAGTATGTTGCTGATGAGTGGATTCAAGAAAATGCACTAGTTATTGAACAAGGTCTTAAGACCGAAATGACCGAATCATTCATTCAAGGAATGAAGGGTCTTTTTGAAGAACATTATGTATCAATCCCTGAAGATAAATATGATGTGCTAGAGAGCATGGTAGAAAAACTTGATGACATGGAGACAAAACTCAACGAGCAAATTGAGAAAAACGTTTCCCTTAACAAGCGTCTCGCAGAGTCGGTTGCTGATGGAATTTTTGAACAGGTCTCTGATGGTCTTGCAGACACTCAGAAAGACAAGCTCGCTTCACTTGCCGAAAGTGTTGAGTTTGAAAGTGAAGAAGAATATCGTGAAAAACTGGAGACTTTAAAGGAATCATATTTTCCTTCAAGAGTAGTTTCTCCATCTGCAAGAACTGAAACTTTGTCTGAGGGTCTAGATGCCACTCCCGAATCTTATTCGGATTCAATGGCTGCTTACTTGAAGACTCTTTCAGCATTCAGCAAATAATTGAATTTAATATAATTCAAACCAAAAACAAAACACTTAGTAAAAGGTAAAAGCAAATGTTTCAATCAGAGCATCTGCAGGAAAAGTGGGCACCTCTTCTCAACTATGAGGGTCTTGATCAAATCAAAGATTCGCATCGTAGATCGGTAACCGCTGTTCTGCTAGAAAACCAAGAAAGATTCCTCAGAGAGGAAAGCGCATTCCAAGTTGGAAATCTTTCCAACCTTATGGAATCTCCAACTAATGCAGTAGGTAATGGTGGATTCACTGGATCCGCAACTGCTGCTGGACCTACCGCAGGTTTCGATCCCGTACTGATCTCACTGATCCGTCGTTCGATGCCTAACCTGATCGCCTATGATATTGCAGGCGTTCAGCCAATGAGTGGTCCTACTGGACTTATTTTTGCAATGCGCTCACGTTACACTAACCAAAGTGGAACTGAGGCATTCTATAACGAACCAAACAGCGCATTTTCTGGACAAAACTCAGCATTTGATAATGTTGGTTTTGGTAGCACTGCTGCTGGTATTGGTACTACTTCACAAACAGGTTCTAACCCATCAGTTCTGAACCCAGTTGGTGGTGCAGGAGACCAGACTGCATATAATACCGGTACTGGTATGCTTACCGGTGATGCAGAAGCACTTGGCGATGGCGTAAATGGTGATCACTTCAACCAGATGGCATTCTCAATCGAGAAAGTCACTGTTACCGCAAAGTCACGCGCACTGAAGGCTGAGTACTCACTTGAGCTTGCTCAAGACCTTAAGGCAATCCATGGTCTGAATGCTGAAGCGGAATTAGCAAATATTCTCTCAACTGAGATTCTTGCTGAAATCAACCGCGAAGTTATCAGAACCATCTATAAGGTTGCTGAGCAAGGTGCTGTTCAGAACGTTGCAACTCCTGGTATCTTTGACCTAGACATCGACTCCAACGGTCGTTGGTCGGTTGAGAAGTTCAAGGGTCTTCTGTTCCAGATTGAGCGTGATGCTAATGCTATCGCTCAGAGAACTCGTCGTGGAAAGGGCAACATTATTGTTTGCTCTGCAGACGTTGCTTCCGCTCTGACCATGGCTGGTGTTCTTGATTACACTCCTGCCCTGAATGCCAATCTTAATGTTGATGACACCGGAAATACCTTTGCCGGTGTTCTGCAAGGTAAGTATCGTGTTTATATCGATCCTTATGCTGCTAACTTGACTTCCGACAACGCAACTCCTGGTAACCAGTATTACGTTGTTGGTTATAAGGGTTCTTCACCTTATGATGCTGGACTCTTCTATTGTCCTTATGTTCCTCTCCAAATGGTTCGTGCCGTTGGTGAGAACAGCTTCCAGCCCAAAATCGGATTTAAGACCCGTTATGGAATGGTTGCAAACCCATTTGCTGAAGGCAGTGATCAAGGTCTTGGAAGACTTCAGGTTAATGCTAACCGCTACTATCGTAGAGTCGCTGTAAAGAACTTAATGTGAGCAATCATTCACATTGATTTTAAGAGACCCGAAAGGGTCTCTTTTTTTATCTAAATAGTCAAAAAAGATCATGGTAGCAGGACAACCTGAAAATAGAAATTTCTTATCTCCAACAGGATTTAAATTTACTTTAAAAAGAACACCTAAAGTTGCATTTTTTTGCAACTCGGCAAACATACCAGATTTAACTCTAGGGATTGCAAATCAACCTACTTATTTGAAAGATCTAGATATTCCTGGGGATAAAATAATCTTTGGTGATTTAAATTTAAGATTTTTGGTTGATGAAAATTTGGAAAACTATATGGAAATCCAAAACTGGATAAGAGGTCTTGGTTATCCGGAAAGTTTGGGTCAAATATATGACTTCCGTACAACTGGTAGTATAAATCCTCCACGGGATGCCCAAGAACAAATAGGATTATATTCAGATGGAACATTGCAAATTTTAACAAGTTCTTCAATACCAAATTTTCAAATTATTTTTAAAGATATTTTTCCTTATTCGTTAGGAACATTAACTTTTGATGCTACAGATACAGACATAAGATACTTTACAGCAGATGTTAGTTTCAAGTATAGTATATACAATATAGTAGATCTTGGCGGAAAACCTTTATGAGTTTAGACCTTGATATGATTCAAAAGATGTGGGAACAGGACTCAAAGATTGATATGGACAATCTTCATACAGAATCTGCGAATATTCCAGTTCTTCATGCAAAATACTTTGAAGTATATAATACAATATTTTTATTGAGAAAAAAAGCAGAACAGCAAAAACGAAATATTCGTCATGAAAGATATGAATATTATTCGGGAAAAGCAGATCCAGATGTTTATATAACCGATCCATTTCCTAAAAAAATTAGAGATAAGGATACAATGCAAAAGTATCTTGATGCTGACGAAAAACTTTCATCAGTTTGTTTAAAAATAGATTATTATGATACTATGTTAGTATATTTGGAAAGTATATTAAAAATGATTCAAAATAGAACTTACCAAATTAAAAATTCTATCGAATTTATGCGTTTTAATGCTGGACTAGGGTAAATAAATAATCATAGCGGTGATAATGCTATGAGTGATGTAATTATTGAAAAGAAGAATGAAGTTTATATTAAACTTCATTGCGAATCACATATTTTGTATGAACTACAACCCTACTTTACATTTGAGGTCGAATCTGCAAAATTCATGTCCCACTATAGAAGCAAACATTGGGACGGAAAGATTCGACTTCTGAGTACTCATACTGCGGAAATTTATGCTGGGTTGATAGATAAAGTCATCGACAAATTAAAATTGCATAACTATACTTATGAGTTTAAAGAAAATAAATTTTACGGATTACCTTTTGAGATAAATGAAGAAATTTCTCATGAAGGTGTGAAAGATTATATGTCATCCATTTGTACTCATTCTCCAAGAAATTATCAAATAGAGGGAGTATATGATGCTCTAAGGAATAATAGAAAATTATTGATATCACCAACTGCTTCAGGTAAATCTCTGATGATTTACTCTATAGTAAGATACTATGTAAATAAAGGACAAAAAATCCTTTTAGTTGTTCCAACGACATCTTTAGTGGAACAGATGTATAAGGATTTTCAAGATTATGGTTGGGATGCTGATTCATATTGCCATCGTATATATTCGGGAAGAGAAAAAACCAATGAGCATTCGGTCACAATTACAACTTGGCAATCCGTATATAAATTAGAACGTTCATTTTTTGAAGATTATAATGTAATTATAGGAGATGAAGCTCATTTATTTAAGAGTAAATCTTTGATAGACATTATGTCTAAACTTCATCATGCTAAATATCGTTTTGGATTCACAGGCACTTTAGATGGAACTCAGACCCATAAATGGGTTCTTGAGGGGTTATTTGGTCCATCATATAAAGTAACTAAAACTGATGAATTAATGCGTCAAGGCCATCTTTCTCAGTTAGATATTCAATGTATTGTCCTTAAACACTCTCCTCAGAAGTTTGATGCATATGAAGATGAGATTCAATATCTTATTTCACATGAACAAAGAAATAAGTTTATTACAAATCTTTCGTTAGATTTAAAGGGTAATACCCTTGTTCTTTTCTCTAGAGTAGAAGCACATGGAGCAATACTTTATGAAAAGATAAATAATAGTAAGAGAAGTGATCATAAAGTATTTTTTATTCATGGTGGTGTTGATACTGAAGAAAGAGAATTAGTTAGAGAAATTACTGAAAGAGAAAATAATGCAATAATTGTTGCTTCTTATGGTACTTTTTCTACTGGTATTAATATTAAAAATTTACATAATGTTGTCTTTGCTTCTCCCAGTAAATCAAGAATTCGTAATCTTCAGTCAATTGGAAGAGTTTTGAGAAAGGGAAAAAATAAAACAAAAGCAGTTCTATATGATATTTCTGACGATTGCACTTATAATTCAAAAAAAAATTACACTCTCAACCATCTCATTGAAAGGATAAAGATCTACAATGAAGAGAATTTTAATTATGAAATAATTACCGTACAAATTAAGAAAAATGGCAATTGAAGAAGATTTTTATTGTACAGTTAAACTAAAAACAGGAGAAGAAATATTTGCTAAAGTAGCAGCTTCTGAAGAAGAAGATAGAACAATGTTAATTATTTCTAATCCTATAACTGTTAATGAAATTAAAGGTAAATCTGGAATAGTAGGATATAAGTTAGAACCATGGTTAAAAACATCAAAAGAAGATATGTTTATTATTGACTTAAAAGATGTTTTAACTCTTTCTGAATCTTCTGATATTGAAATGATTATGATGTATCAAAGTTATATTAGACAATCTTTAAAAAGTTCTACAAAAGAGTCTAAAATTAATCGTAGAATGGGATACTTAGCAAATGTAAATGATGCTAAAGAGATCTTAGAAAAGCTTTATAGAAATAGCTAATATTACTCATCAAACCCAACAAAGGTATTCTAACTAGTTTTAATAACCTTGTCAAGCAATCATATAAGTGCTATAATCTATACATAATAATGATAGAACTTTATGATCACTACCGCAGTTATGACCAAAAGAAAAAGGTCTGAGCATTATGTAAATAATAAAGATTTTCTTTCTGCTCTTATTAAATATAGAGAAGATGTAGAAATAAGTTTTATTAAAAAATATGGAAGAGAACCAACTAAAGATGAATGTGGAAAAAGTTGGGATACAAAACCACCAATTCCACGTTATATTGGGGAATGTTTTTTAAAAATTGCAAATCATCTTTCCTTTAAGCCTAATTTTGTAAATTATATGTTTAAAGAAGATATGATTTCTGATGGTATAGAAAATTCAGTTCAATATATTCATAATTTTAATCCAGATAAATCTCAAAATCCTTTTGCTTATTTTACTCAGATCATTCACTATGCATTTTTAAGACGTATTCAAAAAGAGAAGCGTCAATTAGAAATTAAAAATAAAATTCTTGAACGTTCTGGGTTCTCTGAGGTTTTTGACGATAATTTAATTGACGGATCCAATTATAGCGATTACAATACTATTAAAGATGTAGTGCATAGTAAATTGAGGTATTGATGCGTATTGCTTTAATTACAGATACTCACTGGTCTGCTCGTAAATCTTCAAGATTGTTTCACGATTATTTTGAACTTTTTTATAAGAATGTGTTTTTTCCTACTTTAGAAAAAGAAGGAATTGATACAGTTATTCATATGGGAGATGCTTTTGATAATCGTAAAAGTATTGATTTTTGGGGATTAGAATGGACCAGAAAAGTTGTTTTGGAACCACTTTCAAAGTATAATGTCCATTTAATCACTGGAAATCATGACGTATATTTCCGCAATACTAATCAAATAAATTCCCCTCAACTTCTTCTTAAGGATTATCCAAACATAAAAACATATTCAACTCCAACTGAAATTAAAATAGATAATCTTGACATTTTACTTCTTCCTTGGATTTGTTCTGATAATGAGCAACAATCTTTGAGAATGATTCAAAAAACTAAAGCAAAAATTGCTATGGGTCATTTAGAACTCCAAGGATTTCGCGTAAATCGTTCTTTAGTTATGGAACATGGATTAGAACCGGATATTTTTAATAACTTTAAGAAAGTATTTTCTGGTCATTATCACACTCGTTCTGATAATCAAACCGTATTTTACATAGGAAATCCTTATGAAATTTATTGGAATGATGTAGAGGATACTCGTGGATTTGCTATTTTTGATACTGAAACTCTAGAGCACACTTTAATTGATAACCCATATAGGTTATTTTACAACATTTATTATGAAGATATTGACCATAAGACTTTTGATGTAAGTGATTATGAGAATAAAATTGTAAAGGTAATTGTTCGCAAAAAAACTGACACCAAAAATTTTGAAAAGTTTATTGATAAACTTTATTCTTCTAATATTTCTGAACTTAAGATTGTTGAGAATTTTTATATTCAGGAATCTAATGAGTTTGAAACTTTTGAATCCGAAGATACACTTTCAATTTTGAATAGATATATTGAGGAGGCAGAACTAAATCTTGATAAATTTGTGGTTAGAAAAATACTTCAAGAAGTTTATCAAGAAGCATGTGAAATGGTTTAATGTTTATTCTAACAATTAATGGCAGAGAGTCTGAAGGTGCATATTCTGTACTAAATGATAAAGGAGAGCATATTTTATATCTTTTTGAGGAAGAAGATGATGCTACAAGATATGCTATGATGTTAGAAGAAGATGGATATCCAGAAATGCACGTAATTGAAATAGAGAATGAAGTAATAATAAAAACTTGTGAAATATATGAATATCAATACACGGTTATTACGTCTAATGATATTGTAATTCCACCAAATAATTCTGATTATGATTTTATTTGAAAATTTATTTAAAGAGGTGATTTATGATTGTTTTTAAAACTATAAAATGGCGTAATTTTCTTTCTACAGGACAGCATGAAACAGAACTTGAATTTACAAAAAATTCAACAAACTTGATTATTGGTACGAATGGCGCAGGAAAAAGCACTGTATTGGATGCTTTATGTTTTGTTTTATTTGGAAAAAGTTTTAGGCGTATCAATAAACCACAACTTATTAACTCTGTAAATGATAAAGATTGTAGAGTTGAAATTCAATTCGATGTTGGTAATATATCTTGGAAAGTTATTAGAGGTATAAAACCTAATATTTTTGAAGTATATCGTGATGATTTGCTTTTAGACCAATCTGCTACTGTGTTGGACCAACAAAAGTGGTTGGAGCAGAATGTTATAAAAATGAATTTTAAAAGTTTTACTCAGATTGTTATATTGGGTTCTAGTACTTTTGTTCCATTTATGCAACTTTCTACTGCTCATCGTAGAGAAGTGATTGAAGATTTGCTAGATATTAAAATCTTTTCTTCAATGAATACTATTATTAAAGAAAAGATTCGTTCTGTTAAGGAGGATATTAAAGTTCTTGGTCTTAAAAAAGAATCTCTTCTTGATAAAGTTCAGATGCAAGAGAGTTTTATCGAAGAACTTGAGAAACGTGGAAAAGATAATATAAACAGTAATAAACGGAAAATTTCCGATTTGGATAAAGAAATTGAACAATATACTCAGGAAAATGAGTCTGTAGAAGAACCTCTTCGAGAACTTATTCGTGAGCAAGATGCAATTACTGGTTATGCAGAAAAACTTCGTAAATTGGGAAATCTCAAAGGAAAAATCTCTCAGAAAGTATCTACCATTACTGAAGAGCATAAGTTTTTTACTGAGAATACGGTATGCCCTACTTGCACCCAACCCATTGATGATGACTTCAGAATAAATAAGATTAATGACGCTCAAGATAAAGCAAAGGAGTTGCAATCTGGATATAAAGAACTAGAGGAGGCAATTAAAGAGGAAGAGAAGCGAGAGCGTCAATTCAATTCTCTATCGAAGGAGATTTCAAATCTAACGAATGGTATTTCTCAAAACAATATTAAGATTAATGGATTGCGGAGACAAATCCGAAATCTTGAATCGGAAATTCAAAAAATTACCGAACAACTTGCAAACCGAAATTCTGAACATGAAAAGTTAGAATCCTTCAAAGACAATTTAAAAACTACATACGACGAACTCGCTTCTAAAAAAGACTCAATTAACTATTACGATTTTTCGTATAGTTTGCTCAAAGACGGTGGAGTAAAATCCAAAATCATTAAGAAGTATCTACCACTGATAAATCAGCAAGTAAACCGTTATCTTCAGATGATGGATTTCTACATCAACTTCACACTTGATGAGGAATTTAACGAAACCGTCCAGTCTCCAATTCACGAAGATTTCTCTTATGCTTCCTTTAGTGAAGGAGAGAAAATGAGAATAGACCTAGCACTTCTTTTCACTTGGCGAGAAGTCGCAAGAATGAAGAACTCAATTAATACAAATCTTCTGATTATGGATGAAGTATTTGATAGTTCACTTGATGGATTTGGAACAGAAGAGTTTCTTAAAATTATTAATTATGTAATTAAAGATACTAATATTTTTGTTATTTCTCATAAGACTGGACTTGAAGATAGGTTTGAACGAGTTATAAAATTTGAAAAAATAAAAGGATTTAGTCGGATGGTTAATGTTTGACCACTTTTAAAACTGTCTATTGTAGCGGGCATTGGCAAAGATTTGCTGCTACAATATTAGAAGTTCAAAAGCACACCAGATGTCCGTTAACCTAGAAGTTAAAGGTTCTCTTGCCAAATGTCTGGCAACTGAGAATCTAATTATCGAGCACAAGAAAGTTCCGACTGCTATGTTTGATGTAGACCGTCGTGTGCTGACTCTCCCTACCTGGGATAAAGCATCTGCGACTGTCTATGACCTTCTGGTAGGACACGAAGTTGGACACGCACTGTTCACCGATAATATTGACTGGACTGTAGATTATCCTGAAGTTCCTCAAGACTTTGTGAATGTTCTTGAGGATGTTCGTGTAGAACGTCTGATGAAGAAAAAGTATCCTGGTCTGTCTCGGACTTTCTACAATGGTTATAATGAACTGAATTCTGATGACTTCTTTTCAACCAAGGAAGAGAACCTGGATGAACTGACTTTCATTGACCGAATCAATCTGTATTACAAGATTGGTGCATTTCATAACATTGCTTTCTCTGATGAAGAGAATGAGTTTCTGACTCGTGCAATTCAGACTGAAACCTTTGATGAAGTGCTGCAACTTGCTCGTGAAATCACTGAGTTTGTTCAATACAAACGTCAAAAAGTAGATAATATGCCCACTCAAGGTGGTGGTGAAGAAATGTCTGGTCCTGGTGGTGAAGAAGTAGAAGGTCCGCAGGGTTCTTCTTCTGAAAATGGAGAGAATCAAGACGGTCAGAATCAAAGTAATCTTCAGCAAGATTCGCAGGGACAATCTCAAACTGAAGGTGAATCCTTCGGTGATGACCTGAATAAGTCTATGGAAGCACCGAATGGTGGTGGTTTCGGTCAGGAAGCAAGCAATAAGCACGAGAAAACTAATCGTGATGAGATGACTTCCAAGACTTCTCGTTCATTTGATGAAAAGTCTCAAGACCTTGTGGATAAGTTTGCCCAGGAGACTAACTATGTCGAACTTCCCAAGATGAATCTTGAGACGATGGTGATTCCCAATGAATTCATTCACGCAAAAGCAAAGGAATACTATGAGTCCAAGGGAACTTATGTTGCGGATGTATTCAAACTTGCTTGTCAGGAATATAATACCTACAAGAAATCTGCAGAGAAAGAAGTTTCTTATCTGGTAAAAGAGTTTGAGTGTAAGAAGTCTGCAGACCAATATGCTCGTTCTAGCACTGCTCGCACGGGTGTTCTGGACACTTCTAAACTCCATACCTATAAGTTCAACGAAGACCTATTCAAGAAGATTTCTGTGGTCCCTGACGGTAAGAATCATGGTCTCATCTTCATTCTTGACTGGTCTGGTTCAATGAATGAGTTTATTTTGGATGCTTACAAGCAACTGTTGAACCTGATTTGGTTCTGCCGTAAAGTGAATATTCCCTTTGAAGTGTATGCTTTCACTCTGGATGCTCACGCATATATGGAACTGCAACCGAATCATCCCCTTGTGTTTGATCGAGTTCCTGACGTTCTTGCACCTGAGCAATCTTTCCGTCTGATGAACTTCTTCACCAGCAAAACCAACAATCGTGTTCTTGATGAACAACTCAAGAATATCTGGTGTGCTTGCTGGTCTTATCAGAAACGCAATGGTGCTGTTCCTCCTCACCTGGACCTTTCGGGTTCTCCTATCGGTGAAAGTCTGATGGCACTTCATTCTTTGATTCCTGACTTCCAGGCAAAGAATAAACTGCAGAAGGTGAATGTTATCTTCCTGACTGATGGTGAGGGATACCAGAATTCTGTGACGGTTGAACGTAAGGGTCGTTATCCCGATTCTCCTTCTTACGTTGGCAACACAAAATATCCTCGCACTGCTATTCGTGATAGGAAGACTGGTCGTGTTTATGCTGCTCTGGATTATGATAACTTCCCTCGTTATGCCAAAGTTCTTCTACAAACGGTGAAAGATAGGTTCCCAACCGTGAATGTGATTAACTTCCGAATCACTCCTAGTCGTGATTTCTCAATGTGCCATCGTTGGTATGGCACTGGTGTAGAGAATTACGAAAAGGCAAAGGGAGAGTTTCGCAAGCACGGTTGTGTTCAATTCCAAGACACTGGATTTGACCAATTCAATGTGATTGCTGCTAACTCTCTTGCACAAGATGAGGACTTTGTTGTTCCCGAGAATGCAACAAAGGCACAAATCAAAACTGCTTTTAGTAAAGTTCTTGGTAAGAAGAAAACTAACAAGAAACTCCTTAGCAACTTTATTTCTATGGTTGCCTGACCACCTGGGGGAGTGTCCACTGGATACCCCCCTTATACCTTTTTCCGTGCTATGATTACGGAGTAATCAAACCAACCGATGCCTAGCAAATCTAACATTATGACCGACCAAGCAATCTCCATTCTGAAAGAAAAGTTTGGCACCGAGTTTGGTGCTGATGCAGTAAGAGAAGTAGCAAATCAAATTGGCACTTCGTATGCGACACTTTCCAAATATCTGAATCAGTATAAAGTGGGTCGTGGCAAATGGAATCTGGAGGCAACCGTGCAAGAACTTGAAGAAACTTACAATTCTGCTGCTGTAGAGGGTTCCGATACGGTTCCTGGTGTGGCAACTATTAATTCTGTCGTGCAAAATCTTATTCCCAACAAAGATGCTACCTTCGTCAGCT